GTCTAATATTGCCATGTGTCCTCCTTAAATGGAGGGCAAGCCGTATTGACTCGCCCTCCTTTGTCTGCTTTATTCAGCCGCTACTACTGTAACGTGTCCTTCTGCGATTGCCTTCTTGTCAGCTGTAGCTTCAACTAAGGTTAATACCTTGCCTGAAGCTGCTGTTATGTCGGCCTCGCCGTCCCAGTTGCTCCATGTAGATACGTTCATTCCGTATGTTACGGATGAGGCGCTATTAGCGACTTTGTATCTCCATCCGTTTCCTTCGTGGAGTGACTCTGTTACAGTGATCTTTGTGTCACCGGAAGCGGTTCCGGCCTCAGATGCTACCGTCAAGGTAGCCAGCTCAGGGTTTATCGTAAGCGAGAACTACTGCGCCGCCCTTAACAACAAGATCTGCGTCAAGAAGTGTTTCACCTCTAACAGTGAGAAGACCTTCTGCGAACTTGTAGTCCTCAGAAACTCTAACCTCAACTTCGCCCCAGTAGTCAAGCTCGATGCACTTAAGATCTGCATAAAACATGCAGTTTGCGTCAGCTGTTGCTGTTGAGAGCGGTGTAAGGTTCTTGTTGAGGATGTATGGAACTACAAGGCCGCCGTCTTTGATGGTTCCGCGGTTAGGATCTGCAGCATCCGGAGTGATCTCGTAAACTGCCTGAAGCTCGTTTGTTCCGCGAACGTCTCCGAAAGCGATAAGGTCCTCTTTTGTAAGAACGAGGGTTCCTGCTCCGATACCTTCAGCGCCGCCAAGCTCCATGACAAGATCACGAAGGAAGCTTGCGCCGATTGTTGTACCGGTTACTGTCTTCTTTGTTGCAAGGCTTGAAGCTACAACTGCGTCAACGATCTGCTTGCTTGCTTTCTGTCTAAGCGCTGCTCTTGCTGCTCTTACAACCTTGTTCTCATAGTTAGCAGGTGACTGCTTTCTGATCTGCTTTGAAACGTAGCTGAGTGCGTCGAAGTCGTTTGGTGTAAGGTCTACATATCCGAAAGTTACGTCGGAAGCTGTTCCGGCGCTGCCTTCTGTCTCTGCATATGCTGTCATTCCAGCTGACTCATATGGGACTCTGTGGGTTCCCATACCTGTTGCATCATAAACGTTTACAAGATCAACGAGGCTTGAAACCTCAGGGCCGTAAGCGTCCATGATATTCTGATCAACAACTGTAGGGAGGGCGATTGTTCCGCCTGATACAAGAAGGGCTCTTGTGTCCATCTTGAACTTGCCATTTTCAACGAGAGCCTTTGCTCTCTCTTCGATCTGCTTGTTCTCCATTGATTTGTTCTCCTTTGTTTCTACGATTTTGCCGAGACTCTTATCTTCTGTAAGTGCCTGAGCGTCTTTGGTTCTTTTCTGATAGGCTTCAATTTCGCCTTTTCTTACCTCAAGATCTGCAACCTCTTTCTCAAGGGCTTCGATGTTTGCGTCTTCGGCGCGAAGCTCTACGTCCCTGATCTGAGCGAGTCTTTCCTGGATCTCGGTAAGATTCATCTCGTTAATATCCATTTTTACACCTCCAAGAGCTTATTTATGTGCTCTGTGATCTCGTCAGTTTTCGCTTTTCTCTCAGCCCTCAGTCTCTCCGCCTCTTTTGCCGCTGCGATAACTCCATCGCAAAAGCTTCGTGCTGAAATCTCTGTGCCGTCATTCGCCGGAAGCGATACTGCCGAAACATCATACAACTTGCCGATTCTTGTGATGGTCCTAAGATATACGGCTTTTGCTCCTCCCTTAACTTCTGAGATTTCGTCGCCGGTTACTGTAAAGCCGAAGCTCATTTTGTTTGTATAACCGCCTCTGATCTCTTCGAAGAGCTGTCTGCCTGCCTCAGTTCCGCCAAGATCGGCTTCTATCAATAAACCATGATCGTCCTGGAAAAGACGCAAGGTATTATTGCTGAGTCTTGCATATACACGGCCTTCATGGTCGTACTGCATAATTACGTCACTCATGTCGCACTCTGCGAATGCGTCACGACTTACCTGCTCGTCAATGCGAAGGTCCTCGTCCTCATACAGTGTATAAGGCTCATTGAAGGTTGTAGCGTATCCGCGAACGATATAACTCTCTTCCGCGTTCTGTTCTACTTCCTTCACTTCAAGCAGCATTTTTCTATACTGTCTTCCCTGCTCGATTTTATTCATTAGCGTTTTGTTCATTTTCTACGTTTCCTCCTTCTTCGGTGGTCATTCCTGTTGGCGCCGTGTCGAGTCTTCTTACAAACTCGTCGCCGCCCTCTATAGGTGCAAGGTTGAAAGCAAGTCTTACCTCATTCGGGCTCATGATGCCGCGATCAACCAGCTCCATAAACTTAAGTTTTGTCTGAAGCGAAGCGCTTCTGAGTCTGTTGGATTCGTAAATAATCTCAGATCCGAATCCTCTTTCACGCTCTGTAAACACTTTACTTGTGAGTGCAAGACCGAGCGCTATTAAAAACGTCTCAATCTTGCTGATAAAAAACGCTTCATACTGTGCTTCTGTGAAGTCCGACATAATGATTGCATCCGATAATCCGAAATATCTGAACACGTTTTCGCGGTACTCTTTCATGGTGGTTGCATTGATTATGGTCGGGTTCATCGTGATCGGAGTGAACTCCTGTGTTGCGTCAAGAGAAGCAATGCCGCCTGAGTTCTCAAGGCTCAGATAGTCTTTTACAAAGTTCTCTTTTTGCTTCTTTATGTCGTCAGGGCTAAGCATTGCCTTAGTGCTCTTTAAGATGCCTCTAAGGTTTGCGGTAGCTTTGACGGCGTTTGCGTTTCCCTGGGAAATGATACTTAATGTTTCGAGTGTTTCCTTAATCGCGTCATTGTCGTCACCTGCGATATCGCTCTTGTTGTAGTCTTTTCGAAGCGGCGCGAGATCGTCCCACGGAAGCGTCAGCTCTTTTATGTCTGAGTTGTTGAAGTAAAAGCGAATGAAGAGGCCGTTTTCATACTCAAGGGCCTCAAAGTAGCGGTACGGTACCGGATAAAACCCTTTCGCTCTGCCGGTGTCGTCTCGCTCGATATAAACAAAGAGCGTGTTTTTAAGTTCAAGGTAAATTCGGCATTTTGCGAGGAAGTCTAAGCCTGTCATGTACATATTAGGCTTGTAATTGAGTATCCTTTCAATCCGCTTGAGCTCTTCTTTGTTCGCGCCGTGGCATACGGCATGTGCCTTGCTTGTGTGCTCCGATAACGTGCGGATACAGTCTCTTACCAGGTCGTTGTCCCAAATATCTCCGCTAAAAGGGTGAAACACCGCTGTGTAAGCTCCAAGCTCTTTGTACCTGATTGCCTTTAACGACTTTAAAGGTCTGAATATATCCGTAATTACTTGTCTGAACGTTTTCAACTTTTTCTCACTCCTTTAGCGTACATATGGCATAAATTCTTCGTAGTGCTTAACGTATCCTACCCAGGCGTTTAACAGGCTGACCATCCCGTCAATACGGCGATTCTGTTGAATCTTTACAGGCTGAATGGTTGAAATGCCGTCTTTGTTTAGTGCCTTTGCTGCTGTGTTTGCCAGGCACCACTTAAGTATTGGGTTATTTTGATAAATAACCTTATGCTCTGAGAATGCCGCGCCCATTTCTTTCATAGGTTGCGACCATGTATAAGGACCTTGCGCTGTCTTCTCCATTGTGAAGCCCTTGCCGTCCATCTCAGGAACCCAGTAACCTGAAAGCGCTCTATCGTAGCAAATCCACAAAGGTCTTATATCTCGTTTATTGACCATTTCCTCGTAAAACCATTTGGTCACGTCGGAGTAATCAACTTGAGCGCCCTTGCATATTGTGATCCAGCCTTGCTCCGCCCATAATTTGTATGGAGCTTCACGGCTTTGTGTCTTTTCAAGAGCATCTATACGGCCTTGCGGGATAAAGTAATGCTGCAATACATAAACATTTTCGTCGTTTGGCTTTCTGATCAGCAGCGTTGCCGCCGTTAAGTCGGTGGTTGATGATAAGTCGCAGCCGCCTATAGCGTAGCTGTGGTTTAAATACTCGTCGTCAACGACTGTTTGATTGTCTATGTCCTCAAAGGTTAACCATGTCTGATTAGACGTCTCAGGTATGTTGAAGTCCTTTGTCAATACTGTTGGCAAGAATGAAGGATCTCTTTTTGCTTTCTCAACGAAGGCTTTAAGGGTTTGAAGCTTCTTAATCTTGCCGAGCCCCGGATTAGCTTCGGGCCAGTGCTTAGGATCGTCCCATGTACTTCTGTCATTTAATTCATAAATGAGCGGTAAGACCTCATAGTCTTCAAAACCAGGGAGCCACAGCGCAACGTTTGACCAGTAAGCGTACTTGCTGTCAAAGAATCCTTCGCGCACAAACCCGTTTGTTGAGATTAGCCAGGCTAAAGGCTGCTCTCGCATCGACTGGCCTTGTATCATTACGTCGTAAAGATCTGAGTTCTTAGCTGCGTGAAATTCGTCAAGGCTGAAAAATGACGGGTTCAAGCCGTCCATTGTGGAAGTGTCTGAAGCAAGGCATTTTATAAAGCCCATGTTATGAGGGCAGTAAATGTCGCTTTGTCTTTTCTTCGTGATAGCCCTGAGCTCCGGAGATTGAGTACGCATGTTAACGCACTCGTTATATATTAAAGCCGCCTGATCCTTCTTGTTTGCGGTACAATAAACCTCCGGGCCAGCTTCGTGATCGTTCAAGAACACATCCCATTCAACTGCCGCCGTTTCGGTTGACTTTCCACATTTACGGCCTCTAATATCAACAACCTCTTTGAAGCGTCTGTAATCTGTGCTTTTCCATCTCCAGCCAAAAGCAAGCTGAATCTTCGCTTTTTGGAATAGCTCAAGCTCTACGGAGCTTCCTGCAAATTTGCCTTTGCTGTGTTTGCAAAAGCGCTCTATAAAATCAATGTGTCTCTGACCTTCTACGCTATCGAAGTAAAAAGGGAACTCAGGCGGCGGGTTTTCCATCCAGGCGCATTCTCTCTCATAAACCGCTCTGACCTTGTTTGATACAACCTCTTTCCCGTCCTTGATAGCTTGTAAATATCTTTGCGGCCAGTTCATTCATCACTCGCCCTTTTTAATAAATTCCAAAATGTCTGCGCCCGGTGCTGACATCTCCTGCTGTGGTAAGAGATCTGTAAGCTGTTTGATCACAGCCGCGTAAAGCTTTTGAGTCTTGATATACATGCCGGCTTCGACTCTGTCCTTGCGTCCTGACTGGTTAGCGCCGTTTGTGTATGTCTCTGACCAGCCGTTCTCATCAATGTCGGCTCTAAGCTTGTCAAGCTGCTCTGCCATGAAGGCCGCGTCTGCGACAAGGCCCTCGGTAAGCTTGCGCTTATCTTCAGGAAGCATCTGAACTATTGCTTTCAGCTTTTTCAATTCTTTGCTTTTCTTAAATGCTGCCTTCTTCGCCATACTCTCTCCTTCTTTCTTTTTCTTTCGGAAAAGACCACACCCCCCACGCCCGCTTTGTGTTAGTTACGGAAAGG